TCAAACAATGTAGTAACACTCGTTTGAATTTCCTTTGTTTTATAAACGACGTTCACTGGATCAAGCTGTGCTGGCTGTGATTCAATAAACTGGAAGCCTTCTTCCTCGGTCAAAGCCTTTGAAGAATCGAACATTCCCCAATATGCAGCATTCTGCAAATACTGAAGCGGAACGATCTCAAACGCATTGACTGCTGATCCGTCATGATCAAAAGATTCTGGAATCTTACCGTCCTTAATAGCTTTCAGAATTTCCTTTGCCTTGAAGTGCACAGAGGAGTTCTTCTTGCATACTAGAACATTGAGATCTGGAATCCTTGGATTTCCACGAGGGTCAACCATAAGACCAGCTGTTCTATATGCGGCTTTTACACCTGCATAGTCAAACGGAAGGTTATATGTTGTGCCGTCGTAGAGAACGTTGTTTTGGTTTGATCCCCCATCCTCACGTGTGTGAGTCTTTGAGAATGCTGCCAACCCATCTCCACCGACTGTGGCAATGGTCTTTGTGCCCCCTTGTCCTGAGTGACTGTAAGAGGTTCCTGCTCCGTTATCGATGCGCTCTGCACAGAGACGCTCTTTCTTACGTGCGATAGATGCTTTCAATTCCTTTGAGACATTATCAAGATCACGCTTTTTGATCCCGAATTTCCCATTTTTGTTAAGATCATTTCAAGTTTGACTGTAGTGGTTTTGCTTTTCCGTATTTCAGGGCTTGGTGATACGCTTTGTGTTCTTTTTGTGAACTGAACACATAGAGATTGTTTGATTCATTATTTAGAGGATTGATGTCGATATGATGTATCACTTCCCCTTTTCTCAAACCTCTTTTCAAGACAGTTGCCGCTACGATTCGATGTTCTGCGATGTAGTGTCCGTTGATTTTCCTTGCCGCATATCCGTGTATCTTTGTCTTTCCCCCTTTCCATTTTTTACATCGCTCGCCAGGCCTATCGCCTATCGGTTGTCTTGGTAAGTTGTATGCTCTAACCCAGTAGTGAATCGTTTTGAAGTCTACTTTACACATTTCTGCAATTTCTCTTAGTGACTTACGTTTGATTACATACTCGTGTTCTAGCCACAATCTTTTAGCATATACCCCTTTTGAATAGTTCATACTATGATACTATTCTAATCTCCACATTTAGTCAACTTGTCAATGTTCTGATGAATCATTTCTGTTCATCTCTGCATGTCACCATGCAGATCAGACTATACTATCATCCCTTGTGGGAGCCCCGTCTCTAGTCGTTACACCTTCCCTTTCGGGCTTGGCTCGGTATTGACTCTTGCGAGTTATCCACCGAATTTACGGAGTTTGTTTTGGAGAGCTTACGCTCTGAAAGATGCTGAATTTTCGGTTAACATCTGGAATGTGAACGGAATTATGGTACCAACCATATTCTGGGTATAAACTTTCTTATAACCCTGAACTGGTGTGTCGGAGATGATCACGCCGTTTTCATCGACGAAATCAGCTTCGCCTAGACCTGACAAGGAACTATCCTTTTCATAGTAATCCTCTGACTTTCTAGTCTTAAAATACTTTGGATACATTACATCAGGTTCGCTGGATTTCTCAAAGATTCTCTGAATAGAGAGATCTACAAGGTCAGCGGCCTGAGCAATGTTCATAGGTGCTGTAGACATGATTATTTACGCTTATGCGGCGTGTTCAACTAGGAAGCGGCCGACTACGCGCGCTGTGGAAACTACTGATAATAGACCCATTTGAATCCAGACTCCGGTTGTGCCGGTCACATCTGATCCTGTTGCATATGAGGTCGAGCATGTCATGGTGTCTGCCGTTGCAAACGACTTTACTCCACTTGATGTGAGGTAAGACAATACTCCCGCAGGTAGTGCGGTTGTGCCGACTGTAAATGTCATAGTTCCTAGAATCGTGCGTAGACCATTGTATGCGGCTGCGGCTGTTCCTCCACCCGTTGAGTTCGTTGCGCCCGTATCACATGACCAAACTTGTCTTGGTGTGATGAGTGCAATCTTAACTGTGGTGGCTGTCGATGGGATGCTCTCAACCGTAACACCATAGATGGTGCTGGTCACAGAGCTTGTGGTTGCGGTTGCTACGTCGACAGTGGCTGACCCAGAATGAGACTGGTCAACTACTGTACCTGCGGCGACTGCGGTACCACTGGCGATTCTGACGTTACGATAGACTGTTGAGTCTGGATCGTAGATCAACTTGAATCCTTCTGCCATTTTAGTTGTGGTTTACTCTATTCCTCGCCTACGAGTTCCGATATCTCCTGATCGGAGAATCCTTTGAGCATGTCCGTACGAAGTCCTTGTGCAGGAGCGTTCGCACGTTTTACTCCTTCCCGATTGGCCGCTGGTCTAGAGGCACTGCTGTGAGAAGCGACTTTGATCTTCTCTTTAGCGGCGTCTTCATTTTTCAATGCCGCAGCGGGCTTAATACCGAAAACTTCTTTATGTACCTTATCAAGTATACGTTTGAGATCCTTTGGATTTTGTGTGGGTCGATAGAGCGAGTATTCCTGTTTGAAACGCTCCCATAGGACATTGTCCTTATCGTTTTGTAGTTGATATTCTGGGTGTTTCTCCAAGAAATCATCTAGAACCTCTGTCGCCTTCTGCTGATATGCAGTGGCACCTAGCTGGTCCTGCCTCACAAATCCCATGTCTTCTGCCATAACATCGAATACTTCGTGCAGAGTATCAAGGTCTTCCTTTTTGTATTTGCTAAGGATTGCCTTTTTCTCTGGTGATAGTTCTTTCTTTGTTGCTGGCGGTGGTGGGGTGAGAATTTCGCTTGAACGATCCTTTCTCAAGTCACTTTTCAGACGTGTTATTTCAAGTCTCATTGCGTACTCTCGTGGGTTTTCATCGGGTAGACGTTTAATCTGCCCATCTTCATCAGTTTCCGGTGCTGCGTTTTCAATTTCCTTTTCAGGTTCCTCGGGTTTTTCATCATCTGTCGTTTCCGGGGTTTCCTCGGTTGATGGCTCGGCTTCTTCGGCCGTGTCTTCATCCTCTTTTGTCTCCTGGGAAGATTCAGGGGTCTCGACAGTTTCCTCGTCATCCCCGGCGGGAGTGACTTCTACTCTGTCGACATCTTTTACTTCCGGTTCATCTGTGTTGGACATAATATTTTACTTCAGTTTGTTTTACTTGGCGAAGATACCAAGAATTATGTGCCTTCCGTAAGGCCTGAGATCAATACCTCCGGCCAAGGGGGTGTTGGTCTCAAGCCTCTTGCGAGGCGTGATTTGTAATGAACTAAGCTAGTTTTGCTCTTAACTCTTGAACCATGTTGATCTCGGCGAAAGTGGCCTCCTTATTCTCGTCACGTTCCTTCAACTTTCCGAGGATATAGTTCTTTGTCTCGTCATTCAACGTAACTTCCTTATCCGTTGCCTTGGTCACATTCCACTTTCTAACTTGACCCTCTTGAACATACTCAATTTCTTTCTGTTCCTCGATACTCAATACGACACTTTTAGCACATTCCATAATCTGTGCCCCCTCGGTAAGAACGTTGCCCTTCCATAGTGTGAATAGGTCTGAAATGTATAGCCTCTCTGGTATGTTTAGTGTTATTTTCATTGGTTTTTGGTAGTAAGGACTTTTTAATGCTTGTGCAGGTAACCGTTTGATGTTCCTCTCTTTTTTTTTAGCTTTTCAGATGGCTTTTTCTCATAATTGTCCTTCTTATCCTCCATTGCTTCACTTTTATCTTTTCGGGTGATAGCCTTCTTATTCTCATCTTCATGAGAATCTTCTTTCTTTTCCTTTTTTTCCTCTTTGGTATGAGACATGGTGGTTATTTATTCTCTGGTAACTGTGCTTTCTTTTCCTCTGGGGTCTGTCCGTTGATGAGAGCTTCTCCCTCATTACCTTTTTGCTTTGGGTCTGATGGTGTTGGATCTGACATGGTAGTTATGTTAATTATTAAGCGATCTGCCCACGAACTCCTCCCCTCTTTAAGTTCAATGCTACGAGCTTATTCCAGTTCTGCACCGCCGGGAATCCTCCCGTTGATACCTCGCACGACCTGCGATCAGTTTTGTTCCTTTCCAAGTACTCCTTGTTTGCGTTTGAGAACTCTGTCTTAATCACGATTGTGTAAATCATTCCACCATTCTTCGGTGTTTCTACTTCACAATGATCTAACGCTTCCCCGATTTTTGTACGTGCATCTTCTTCCCATTCAACGTTTGTCATCGACTTGTTTGGTCCTGCTTTGGTTACCTCTTGCTCAACCTTTGTTTCAGGTACTTGTGCTACTGGGCGTGTCTTCAATTCGATCACTGTATCTGAAATTGATTTCAATACATCGGTCAATTTATCAAACTGTTCAAGTGTAACGAACTGTTGTGGACTAACTTTTGCTTTCTTTTCTTTTATGAGTGTTGTCATATGTCTGTATTATATAAGTTATTTAATAATTTGTACACAACTACTATCCTGTGGATAACTTTGATGCTCCGATGATTGGTAATCCGCCACGATCCACGACTTTGGATGCCTGTTGCTCGATCATACCCTTGAGTCCTTCTACCACACTCTTTTCGACGTTGATTTCGCATGATACGTGCACCACGTCGCCTTTTCTCATATCCTTCTTGAGCTTAACATTATGCTTTCTGCGATACGTCACCACCTCGCTTCGTTTGACTGGGATCATGTCTGCTTGCTGTTCGGCGTTGGCTATGGCGAAGACCATACTCCATAAGTCCACCCTCTTAAACCTTCGTTGTTCCTTACCTACTGTCATTCGGAACACTTCCTGGTCTGGGTCTACATCAAATTCGGCAGTGCCGTCTTGACCAGTTAATTGTAATATTGATCTTTCAGGAAGTGACATGTTCTTTTTTTATAAAGTTCATACGACATTCGATTGCTTCTTTTTTATCTGAGAAGTATCCTAAATGTACGTTCTTATAATTTCTCATTGCTTGTGCTCTCCATTTATTATTAGTCTTTACCCATGTAACTCCAAGTGTCCCACTAGTATTATTTTCAGGTAATCGTGTTCTATTTCTAAGATTTTCTGCATTAGTACATATACACAAATTTTCTTTTCTATTATCTAACCCGTTCCCATTGACATGATCAGTAAACATACCATTAGGAACATTTTTAATTACCCTGTGCATGTAGTCATTACCCACACCGTTACTCCTACCTGCATAATATACTTGTCCCCCACGTTTCTTTTCGACATACCACTTATATTTATTTAACACCTCAAAATCTTCATCATCAACCATTGCTCTTTTTCCTTGTGTTAACTCAATGTATTTCATGCCTATATTGTATCACATTTGCCCCCTTGTGGCTTCTCCACTAAGTGAATTACCGTTTTCAATATCATTGAAGAACTCCTTCAATGCTCCGACTCGACCCTCTCGGATGAATACTGAACGGATAATCTCGAACTCGTTTTGACCAGTAACTTCTCGGGCGTTCAATTCGTTTATAGTTGTGGCGACGAGTTTCATCAGTGCACCCCACCCAGGTGTTTCCATCATTTTCATCACCATGCCAGATTCTAGTTTGTTTATTTTACTCATTTTTGTTTATGATCGCCTCCATGTCGATGGTAATGAACTCGTCGGATAGTCTTGATAACAAGATCAATTCACCGTCCTCGATTGACCATTCAATACTTGCGAGGACTTGTTTCACTGTGAACTTATTCGCTTGTTTGATTTGCTTCTGGGACATGTTATTGTTTCAAATCCTCTTTTGTTACTTTCTTATTATGTTTCCTTACGGATGTTTCCAACGGAGACATTTTACTACCCCGTTCTTTGTTATATTGAATCATATTTTCTTTAACTCTCGGCATATACCCATCGCTGGTGGTGCGCTTCCTTGCTGTTTGCGCCTCGATTTCCTTGTCTACATTCTTTCCATTACGAGTTACCGAACCACCCATCTTAACTGTCGGGCGTAACTTCGACTTTGCTTTTTCTGATACCTCACTTGCGTTTATTTTTCCCATAGTATTTTTTTATTGTGTCCGTATGGACGTTAGTAATAGGTTTTTAGTCATCAATTCCATGAATGCCTTAATCTCATCATCAGTCGGTGGGTCAAAGAATGTTGTGTTTAACTCATCTCTAGTAATCCACAACACCCTTCCACACTCATTCATAATCTCTCTGTTTCCTTTCATGTCTTGGCCGAGTACCATATAGAATCCTTTTGGAATACACTCTGCGTCTAATCTCACGAATGTGTCTATGTTTTTTATTATTCTCATGACTGCTTCTGTTTATTTATAACGACCTAATTATACCACACCTAGAGCTTTTTTTGGAATATGGAACCTAGACCTGACGGAGGTGGGGTGCCAGATGAAACCTGCCCTCTCGGTACCGCTGTAGGTGCCTGTGGCGCTCCCATTCCCTGATTACCTTGCATTGACCCACCTTGAGGGTTTCCTTGCGTCTGGGCTTGTCCTGGGGCTTGTGGCGCCCCCATTCCAGGTGGTAACCCTCCTGTTCCCGGCTGTTGGGGCTGTTGTGCTTGTGGATTCTCCAGAAAATCGACCCATGTATCTGGTAGCCAATCCTTTTCATCCTCCTCATGTACCTTAATGATCTGCTTTGCGATCTTGGCTAGTAACTGCATTGCATTCGGTAATGGACTTGATAGCAGTGGTACAAGTAAGTTTGCCATTTCCATTTTAGCGGCATGCACAAGTGTCTGAGACGAGTCGATAATTGACCTCGGTATAATCTTGAATATGCCTTTCCATTTCAGTTGGCGAGGATGTATCTGACCCTTTTTGTGTCCGAGTTGGTAGAACTTTGACTCCTTCCCCGCAACCAACTTGCCTTCGGAATCCTCCAAGTGCAGAGACAACTGCGGCAAGTACGTGGCGGTTATCTTCGGTTCGGGATTCTCATCGCTCGGTGTCTCTTGAAATAGCTCGGAGTGTTCGATCTGATTCTCTTTCTCATAATCCATAAGTTCCTGTTCATCGGTGAAATCCTTGACTGTGGGGATAGTGTAGAGTTGTGACATCCATGAGAGACGGAGATATGCATCTTGCTCAATAAGCCATGCAATGTTATCCAATGGAATCTTCTGACGATGCAGTGCCGCCTCACGGGCGAGCTGTATCTCACCGAGCGTCTTGCCTGTGATTTCACCCTCAAGTGTTGGTGTGATACCCGTGTCATCATCCATCATGTCCTGGATAGCTTTCATACCCTCCCACGCTTCTTTGCCTGGTCCAGGGACTTCGTTCCATGTGATTTCAGGCTTTCCTGTTGATGAAGTTATCTGTCTACCCTCACCTGGTACGATCATTATCTTTCCATCTCCGAGATTCATGTTAGTTCCCGAATAGAAGAATGACTTCATGATCGATAGCACGAGCTGATCGAACGTCATGTTCTTCATCTTGTCGTATAGTCCTTTGTTTTGTCTGATGATTTCCCAGATTGAGATACCATACGGAAGCTTGCCTGAACGAATGATGTACATCGTGTGTGTTAACGACAAATATCCCTCATCATTTGGTAGAGGACTTACATATACTGGGATATTCCACTTCGGAATGTAGATGCTGAACAGATCCTTACGGACACTTTCAAAGATTCCGACCGTTACAATGTCTGTCCTTTCTTTTATGTCCGCATTGGTATTGTCTCTTATCGTTCCGCCCAATCTAACTTTTGATTCTTCTTCACCTCTTTGCATAAATGAATTTGGCGGTACGAACTTTGCGTTCGGATAATCACCGTATTCAGTCATGAATGTGTCGTAGTCCATGTCAACTTCGTAGTAACACTCTTTCATTGTCTCGGGTTGATATGGAAGTGTCATCTCATCGATCCATGTCCTGAACACATCGAGAGGTTGCACATCCACGTCGTTATATCTCTCAATTTCACGTTCTTCATATGTATCCTTTTCAGGGTTTTCTGTATCCACAGTCACTCTCACACGCTTTGGTATCGAATACTTGTGTGGGAACGTACGTTGAACAGTCCAACCATACTTAAACATGTT